ATGTGTAGATTCCTGACTGTCTAAAATATCTACAATCTGATAGTGTCTAAGTTGGTTCTGTCTGGTTAAATGATCTATTTCCGCTTGTAGCTTTTTGATCTTTAGCACAGCAAGTTCGCTAGAGCTAGTAAGCTGTTTAAGTTTCTTGCTTTTGTATTTCGGTAGTTCGGTCATTTTATGGCCTCCTTTGTTTTAACATTATTATTTATAACCTGATAAATGACATTATCTATAGTTTTAATATCCCGCCCAATGCGATTTAACAGTCTTACATATAGTATAAGTATGACTATGAAAAAGACTTTGAAAATCGACGCAGATGAGGACGGGTATGCGCTAGATGAAAACCGTGAACTCGCGAATTTACCTGATACACCGGATGATTATGAAGATGATGAATATCTATCATTTGAAGAGCGATATCGCCGGACTACCCAATGGGGCGGTAAACATCTATACAGAACACCAGTTCCCAAACTCATACAGCACTTGTATTTAGGTTATACGTTAAAGTCCGATTGGATAGAGCCTGATGTGCTGGCTACTTCACCGTTAGAAGAGTTTGGGATTTGGGAAATGCCAGATTACCTAATCGACTGGCAACAGGATGCAGAACGTCCGGAAGTGTTTGTATCACTTACCATTAAGCTAAATAATACTGACCATTAAGGACGGCTGGCTTCGATCCCCGGCCGGGTCATAGAAAAACCCAGTAGACATCTCCTGCTACTGGGTTTTTCTATGACTTATTAAATAGTGATATGAGAAACAACTTCGAGAAACAAGTAGCTAAAGAGTTGGGTTCAGCCTACAGCTACGAGAGCCTGACACTATCATATACACTCGCTTGTACATATACCCCGGACTTCATTGATCACGTAAATCGTGTGATTGTAGAATCTAAAGGTTTTTTTCGGGCTGAAGATCGTAGAAAGCTTGTAGCTGTTAAATCTCAAAACCCTGAATGGACAATATGTCTACGCTTTCAAAACCCTAATCTCAAGTTGTCGAAAAAGAGTAAAACAACCTATAAAGTGTGGGCTGAGAAGCGCGGGTTCATTGTGTTATAGCGTGCTCACTTGCTCGCATAGTCCTATCAGCCCCTATTAACCCTGTAGACAGGTTTAGGAGCGTAAGCTGTGTGTTTGTAGCTAAACGCTCTCTAACCTGGGAATGGATGGGTTTATTAGTGTTTGTTAGGAACTAATGGGTCTACCCAGTGCCAAGGCTCAGTTGGAACTACTGGCGTAGTAGCAGTTTGGTGATATGTAGTAGGTGCTGCTTTCGTCCAAGCCTCAGTCATAACATCATATAAGTCTAACGAGCGATCTTGTTCGCACATTCGCATAACGTTAGTGAAAAATAGTTTGAAACCCGGATCTTTGCCGATTGCAGCTTTGTCGATTTCATCACCAGCTTTAGCGTTTGGATGTATCTGACTATTGAAGAATATTACTAACTCCATAGATGCACGGTATTTATCCATTTGGAGCGGACTATCAAATCTACGTAGTTCTTCAGCGCAGTCGGGACCAAACCATCCTGCATGGGCTTGTGTCGTAGTTGATCCGAGTAGTAAGCCGATTGTAAGTGCGATTTCTTTTAACATTGTTTAATCTCCTGTTTGTAAGCTTGTTATAATGTTACTTAAAACACTTGTAAAGTTATTTATCGCATGCTTTAATCGGTATTTTGGAATGTCTTAATGTATTTGACTACGTAGTTCTACTAAGTAAATTCGTAGTTTTCAAAGTTTTTTGATGTTTCACATACACTAATATGTATTTGTCAATATGTATAGTGATTATTTTGGCATCAGATGTATAAATACATTTGTAGAAGCGTTATAAGCTGTGGCGGCTTGCTTTTATAATAGATTTACAAAGGTCTATGTAGTATAAATAAGTTACGTTAAACAGTTGAGTTTGATCCTACTCTAAAAAGGACCACTTCAGACCTTTGTAGCCCTATGTTCCGCGCCACGGAATGTAGGGCATTTTTTTTGCTCAGAAAGGATCGACGTTATGACGAAATTAGAGTTCATTCGGAAACTAACTAAACAGCGTGAATACGAGAAGAAAATAGTTAAAAAAGACTACCGTCCGAGACGCAAAGAGATTAAAGAGATCGATATGGATAGGATCGGACTACTTTTTGAAGACGTTAACCAAATATTAACTGATAAACATTAAATAACACAAGTTGCTTGGGCAGTCCAGCAACTTACAATCTGAAAGGACGTGCTATGAAGATTAGCATTTTTAAAGACTTAATTTCTAAAACACCATTAGACCACGAAACTACATTTAACGAGTTGGTTGATCTATTTGAAGAGGCAGCAAGGCAGGTTACACTATTTAAGGGAGGCAATGAACTTTGGTCTCCCGGCGTGTATACCGGCATACAACATAGAGCTAAGGCAAATGTAAGCTATGTTGATCTAATCGGACTCGATTGCGATGATCCGACAAATGATATGTTCGATGCAATGTATAGACTTTATGATTCTAACATCAACTATATTGTTTATACATCATATAGACATACCGATGCTGCACATAAATTTAGAATTGTGCTCCCCCTAAGTTTTAGTATCTCAAATTCAACCGACTATAAAAACGTTTTCGATGCTGTAGGTAGATGGCTAAGTCCGACAATTCTCGATCAGGCTTGTAGTGACATTAGCCGCATATTCTATCTGCCGACTACTAACCCTGAAGTTGGTGAGTGTGAGGTTTTTAGCTTTAACGGTGGTAATGATCTAGACTGGAAAGTGTTATTAAGTCTTTATCCTGGCGCACCTACTATACCGGTAAACACAAACGTTTTCACTGCACCTAAAAAGCTCGACAAACAAGAGATTGATGAAGCTTTACATCTGATCAAGCAGTATCTACCCTCCCCTAAGTTTCTGGAATGGCGTGCTATTTGCCACTCGCTTGCACACGAAATCGGTGTAGCAGAAGCCAAAATACAAATGAGGGCTTTATGGCCTGAGCAAAAGCTAGGTGAATACGATAACATTTTTAAGTCCTATCAAGTAGGTGCTAGCCCAACACTCGGCACACTTATACATTTCGCCAGAAAGTTTGATCCAGACTTCCTCAGAACACACGAACAAAAAAAGACGGAATTCGCGATAAAAATGCGAGAATACAAGTTAGCGAAGGGAGCAAGATAATGAGTATCGACGACATTAAAATAGACTATGAAAGTGTTTGCGCTGTTTTGAAAGTGATCGATGACGGCATTACAGCTAACAACGCACTTACTGATACAGATCCTAATAAAGCTAGCAACCTAGCAAAGCTTTGGACTGACAAGTCCAAACACGAAAAAAAGAAGAAGCTACTCGAAAAAAAGCTTAACATTGACTACGACAAGATCAATAAAATTGAGGCCGATTTTAAAGCAGAGATTGAGGAATGGGTCGAACGCGAACGTGTCCATTATGTAAGTAAAGGTGGCGGACATTGGGTTAGATGGATCAATGAAAACTATCATTTTTCTGCTACAGAAGCTATGAAACGTGAGTATTATAAACTTAATGATTCTGATTATTATAGTTTATTTGACTCGGTATTAGATGAAAAAGGTCATAAGGTAATCGAATGCACGTATAAATGGACTAATAAGCCTATTCCTCGCACTTTGAACTTACTCGACTGGAACTTTTTGGAACCTGTCGTATCAGACGAGCAGCATTGGTTCTTTAATGCTGTAATAAGTTCTATTTGTGGTGCTAAAGCGGAGAACATCGAGCACGTTGAGCGCCTAATTTTAAACAAGTATCTACACCCTGAGGATAATATGCTGCCTGCTTTGGTGCTAAATGATAAGGGCCGAACAGGCAAGGGTTTGTTAGCTGAACGTATTTTACCGACTTTGTTCGGTAAAAGGCTCGTTAAAGGCAACATCGATATAATGGACTTTATCGGACAGTTTAATGCATCCTGTATGGGAAAAGCCGTGCTTGTTATAAATGAGGCTAAAGAGCACGAAAAGATTGATATGAACGCACTAAAAAGTAAGTTGATGACAACTACAGTGACGATGGAGGAAAAGTATCAACCAAAGATGGAAGTAGATGCTACTAACCTAACTATAATACTATCTAATGAATTAGTGGGTGCTATCAAGGTTACAGGCAGTCCGACTGATGAGCGTCTAAGTATAGTCAATGGTGGAAAGGCCATATATGAATTGTTAGTTAACGATTCTAGATTAGACTTACCTAATAAAAGTGTTTTAGTGTGTAAGGAATGGATTAAAGAGTTTGGTGCTCCTATCCTATCAGATCCGGAAGAGGTTGGTAAATGGCTTTACAGCTTGATCGTAAAATATGGTGAAGTTAAGAATACAACTTGCTTACACGGTGAGGACTATAAGAAGCTATTAGATGTTCAACGAACGCTTTACATTGAAATCATCGAGAAGGTGTTTAACCCGGCCACATTCAACTACGTTAAAAAGAAGGTGCTTTACGATGTATATGTTCATCTGCATAACTTGCAGAGTCGTATGACGCCTTTAGGACGTAACAAGTTTTATGCGCTGGTCGATGATTGGCTAGCTAACAATGAACCGACGATTATACCAGGCAGTTTCCATTTGAGGGACTACAACAATCAACCTAGAGGGTCTTTAGACGTATGGCACTTGAGCACGTTTAAGCCGACGATTTTTAACGATCTCATCTATATTGAGTATCAGCCTGATGGAAAAGTTAAACAAGTTAACGTTGCTATCTAAAATTATAAAACAGCGCAGGTCAGGTGGCTTGCGCTGTTTTTATGACTGGTTTGCCAAATCCTGCGCTGTTTCTGCGCTGTTTGCGCTGTTTCTGCGCTGTTTTAAAAGTGAAATAGCGCAGAAAATTTCGGCAGGAAAGCTGGGTTTTTTACGGGTCTGCGCTATTGCGCTATTTTTTTTGTAAAAAAGTTATTATAAGCATTTTCACTAAAACATCAGACATTTAATCTGTAGCACTTTTTAAAATTGCCCCTAAAACAGCGCAACAGCGCAGACCTACTCCGCCCCGAGCCAATCCCGCAACTCCCATTTACAAGCGGGCATCCACTTGCGGCCATTCCACTTGTAGACGCCGGACACATCGCGGGCCTTGCCCCAATAGGTCGAGCGTTGCCACGCAACTATGTCCTTGTAGATGGTGGTTGTAGATATATTATATTTCCTCGCTAAAATATATGCTCGCATACCCGCTTCAAAGTCCCTGCATATGCGGTTACGTCTAGCTTCTATAGTCCGCCTTTGATTTAGCTGTTTAGGTGTAGGCATAAATTGCTCCGATTAAGTGTTGAATGATATAATCTATTTATCGCACACTAAATAGATATATGGTACAAAAGCCCCCCTTGCGGTTTTATAAATATTTACATGAATAAGAAACAGTATGTTAAAGACCTGTCGGATCAAGCTTACCTATTAGATGGTGAGATGTCATACCTTGCTTATGACTTTATGAGATCACATGAAGATCCAAACTTAACATTTGCCGGAGCAGCCTCACAGCGTCGTTCCATACGTAAATATTATAATCTTAAAGAAGAGCGCGATCGTTTGAACATGATACTACTACACATATATGAGGGCATGGACCCTGTTATAGCAAAGCTCACATATGGCTGACACAGTGGATAGCGAAGCAGACGAAGACTTTAACAAACCGCATAAGGTCTTCACACCCAAACACATTAAACAAGCTCGCAAGCGCAAGGTACAACTTGCTAACATAGTCACGTCCGAGGTGTATGATTATACATGGCGCAAGTTATCTGCCTATCTAATAATGATTCGCATATGGTGTGTGATGTGTAAGGCTAATGGCATTTATAAAAAGGCCACACTGACTGACCATATTATACCAGTGAGAGTAGACGATACAAAGCGGCTTGATGAGGACAACTTACAAGTCCTATGTGACGAGTGTCACCGTATTAAAACAAATGAGGACTATAAAAAGTATCCCGAACTGTATGTCAAAGCCCCTCTGAAAAAGTCAACGCTCTCTGATGACGGGTCGCAGGCATAAATATGAACATGTATACAACATTAAACCTACACAACAACCTGCTAGGGGATAGCCCCATATGGCTACAGAGCATGATTATACTACATCGCACCCCCTATGCTTTTTACACGCTTACACTCTCAAACAAGGAGTGTGCCCTTGGCTAGTAACTACACGCGAGCAAAGTTAGAGTTGACAAAACATGTAAAACGAATGCGAAAGATTGCGTTTGAAGAGATTTATAATGAGATTAACGGAGATTGGGGTTATCCTTCAAGTATAAAACTAGATGATTACGCCAACAACTATCTAGATGGAATGTCAAAAGCTTTCTGTCATATGCAGGAACCTAGTATCCAACTAGGCGCACGGGATTTTAACACAGCTAACCTAGAAGATTTTTTATGGCATTCAAAGTGGTTGTTCGAGTTGACAAATAAAATAAAAACTCTCGATGAAATACTTTTGGAAAAACTACAAGGAAAAAATAATGGGTAGACCACTAATAACAACTGCGGAAAAAGAACTTAAAGGTTCATACAACGTAACTCGTGAGAACCCCGACCAACCGCGCATGCCTGTTGAGGTTCCAGTTCCGCCACTAACGCTTATGACTACTGCCCTACCCTACTGGAATAAGATGTGTCAATGCTTAGAAGAGATGCGTTGTATAAGTAAGGTTGATATATTCATCATACAACAGTTTGCTGAAGCTTGGGTATTACGTGAGCAATATTTAGGTAAAATGATGACTGAAGGTTTAGTTCAAGTTACTACTAACAACAGAACAGGTAACGTTATGATGCGCAAGTCACCTTGGGCCGAACTGTTTTATATGAATGAGAAGCACATAGTAACACTACTATCGCAAATGGGTATGACCCCAACAACAAGATCAAAGCTGATCGCTAAGTTTAATGAAGAGGAACGTGGAACATCGGATGACGACGCTGACACCTTATACGGATAGGACTGTTGACTATTATACAACGATGGTTTGGGACTATGCTGAGGCAGTCCATAATAAGACCTTACGGGCGCCACGATATGTTAGATTAGCTGTTAAACGCTTCCTAAAAGACTACGACAAGTCAATAAATGATCCTAACTACAAATACATATACGACCCAATCAAAACCTATAAGATCTGTAAGTTCATCGATGCGATGGTCTTGCTTGAAGGTTTTGAAGGGGCATTCGTCCTCGAACCGTGGCAAGCGTTTATCGTAGCTCAGTTTGGATGGGTTCATAGATCAGGCGAAAAGAAAGGTTTCCGACGCTTCAGACGGTTTTGGATCGAGTGTCCTAGAGGTAACGGTAAAGCATTATCACTTGATACTCCTATTCCTACCCCAACCGGCTGGACTACTATGGGGCAAATACAAGCTAAAGACTGGGTATTCAGCGATGATGGTAATCCAGTTCAAGTATTAGCTGTAACAGATGTTATGAATGACCACAAATGTTTTGAAGTTACTTTCGACGACGGTTCAGTTATCATAGCGGACGCTAATCATTTATGGCAGACCAAAGCAGTAAAAGAGCCTGAACGGACACATAGAGTCAGCGGAAGAAAGACAACTACTAAAACAACTATAAAAACCACACAAGAAATAGCCGACACACTTATGATGATTTGTCCTAGTGGATATACCCAAGTAAATCATCGTATTGAAAACACCAGACCTTTATACTTACCCGAAGTAGATCTACCTATACACCCGTATCTATTGGGATACTGGTTAGGAGATGGTAGTAGTGCGGGTGCAGTACTTACTATTGGTGAAGAGGATCAAACTGCTGTAATCGACATAATGAAAGATATAGGCGTAGAACTTTATCCTACAAACTGGTCAAAACTACAATTCAGACTCGATCCTTATATTGGTTATAAGGGAATGAAAAACAACGTTAAGCGTGGGGGATATATCAACAAGCTAATAGAGTTAGGCGTAATCAATAACAAACATATACCTGACATTTATATGAGAGCGAGCATTGAACAGCGCCAAGCTTTACTACAAGGTTTGATGGACTCTGACGGCTTTATAACTAAAGAAGGTCAGGCCCAGTTTACAAATACTAATAAAACCCTTATAGATCAAGTTAACGAACTCGTATGCTCACTTGGAATGAAAACCTACACTGGCGATGGTTATATACCACAACAGCTTCCTGGATGTCAGCCTAACAAAATAGCGTGGCACGTTGAATTCTATCCATTCTCCGATCAAAAGGTATTTAGATTGGATAGAAAGTATAAGAGACAGAAAAAGTATGTAGCAGGATCAGTTAGATCAACAGTCAGATACATTACAGGCTGTAAGGAAATACCGAGTGTTCCAGTTAGATGTATTCAAGTTGATGATTTTAGAGGTATGTTTTTAGCTGGTAGGAATATGGTGCCTACCCACAACTCCGCCTTCTCATCAGCAGTAGCCCTATACCTGCTTGCGGCAGACGGAGAGCCAGGTGCGCAGATCATAAGTGCTGCTACTACGTTTGACCAAGCTAAAGTCATCTGGGACGTGTCTAAGCAGCTTGCTGAGCACCCTGAGACACGATGGCTGCTACAGGACAAGCTTGGCATCGAGACTATGGCTAAGTCCATCTTCGTCAAGAAGAGCTTCAGCCGCTTTCGCGCCCTATCCAAAGATGGCAAGCGTTTTGACGGTAAGAACCTACACGCAGCTTTCATGGATGAAGCACACGCATACGACAACGACATACTTTGGAACGTTATTTTAACTGGTCTTGGTAAGCGTAAACAGTCGGTTATGTGGGCTATTACAACTGCTGGTCCTAACTTAACTGGTATTGGGTTTGAAGAACACAAGTATATTGTATCCGTGCTACAAGAAGAGTTTGAAGACGATGCTTATTTTGGTATAATATGGGCTGCTGATGAAGCATATAAAGAGATAGATGAGAATGGTGTAGAGACTTTATATGAAGCTGATGACTGTTATACTGAGGAGACTTGGGAAAAGTGTAATCCGAACTGGCACGTATCCATCGATAAGGATATGATTCGAACTGTAGCACGACAAGCACGCGCACTCACATCTAAACGCAATAACTTTCTTACTAAACATTGTAATAGATGGTGTAGAGATAGCTTTGGTCTGTTTGATCCGACTGAACTTAACGCTCCACCAATATTCGTGCCTGACTTAGATATTAAAAAGTTTAAGAATAAGGTCTGCTATGCGGGTATCGACTTAGGTTCGGTAGACGACATTACAGCCCTGGTCCTCCTTTTCCCGGAAATAAGAGATTCAGAAGTAATACTAGACGGCGAAACATTAAAGCGACGTGATCTTTATATCACGCTGTTTATGAGAGCCTACATAACAAAGAAAGCTTCTCGGGAATCAAGTGTCCAGGGCTATAAAGCTTGGGTTGAAGGTGGTCAGCTTATCGAAACGCACGGTAGTGTCACTGATTATAACGTTCTAAAGCGTGACTTACTAGAAGACTACAAACTTTATGACTTACGAATGGTTGGTTACGATAACTACAACGCAGCACAGTTAGTAACCGAACTAGAAAACATGGGCCTACCGATGGAAATGGTAGGACAAGGCTTTAAGTATCTGTCTCCAGCTACTAAAGAGCTTCAAAGACTTATAGCAGATAAGCGTATTTTTCATAACAATACATTATGGTCTTGGATGTGCGGTAACGCAGTTGCCCTACAAGATAACCACAATAACATAAAGCCTATTAAAGAAAACCCTAAGTCACACTTAAAGATTGACGGACTAGCTGCTACTCTAGACGCTTTAGTCCATCTTATGGAGCACGAGTTTAACGGAGATGTTAAGTTCATATTCTAAATCAATAAATAATAAAATAAGATTTACGGAGACATTATGGCCATAGATTTAAGCCGACCCCTAACCATAACTAAGCACAACTCAGTTCCTTTCGATGCTCCCATTGAAGCACAGAAGAGTGGGTTGATACCGTTCCAAATGCCGCAAGGATTCGATGCTAACTTTTTAGGTTGGACCTCCTTGCGCGGATATAGAACGACTGAAGCAGGTATACGAGTAACAGTAGAAAAAGCACTCGAACAGCCTACTTTTCATGCCATACTTCGACGTATTTCATCTGATATGGCAACTTCCCCATTAAACTTATACGAGCGTGATCCAAACACTGGTGTAGTTAAACAAATATTCAATCACCAATCACTTAAAGTCTTACGTCGTCCTAATGCTAGACAATCAGGTGCGGAACTTATTGAACATTTAGTTTTCAATGCGCTATCTCACGGTGACGGCTCTGCTGCTGTTATATTCGATGGATTACGTCCAAAAGAGATTATTCCTCTATTTGCTGACTTAACACGCGCTATCGAAGATCAACGTAATGGTGATATTACCTATCTAACCAACTCGAAGATGCTTGTTGGCAAACGTTTGTTAAAACGAACTAACGCACAACAAGTAAGACGTTATGGTGACAGTAACAAAGATATTCAACAATGGCTCACTCAAGGTGACCAGTCTCAAATCAGAGAACTACAACCAGAAGAGATGATTGTTTTACGCTATATGAGTATCGACAACGGGCTATATGGCACATCTCTTACAGCATGTTTAGCCGAAACTATCGGTCTAGCACTTGCTTACATGGAGATGCTTTCCCGCTTAGTTGGTTCTGGCGCAATGTTCCAAGCTATTATGTCTGTTCCAGGCCGTATAACTGATGAACAAGCTGAAGAATCACAAAAGAGATGGCGTGACGTTCAAGGCGGACTACGTAATACAGCAAAGATTCCAATAGTAGGTAACGGAGCTAAAATCGAAAAGCTATCCATGACCCCTGCTGAACAACAGCTTGTGGAAATGATCAGAGAGTTAGAACTAGCAATAGCACGTGGTGCGGGTTGTCCAGCAAGCTTGATCAACTTACCATCTGATGTAAAGTATTCAAGTGTTGAAGATGATTTTAGATCATACGTATTAAAAACATTAAAGCCACTTGGCAAACAACTCGCTTTCATTTTTGACGATATTCTTCTTACTTTAGAAGAGCAAGAGACTATGTTTTTCGGATTTGACTTTAGAGAGTATATGACTCCACAAGAAAAAGATAGAGTCGATATTGGTATACAGTTTATGAACAACGGTGTTATCACACCGGGCTATCTAGCACAAATGTTCAACTTCCCAGCAGACTTTGAAGGTGCTGATCAACGTAGAATACCATTTAACACTGGTATTGCTGGTGATGCTAACTCTAAAGATTTACAGCTTAAAGATCCAAAGGGTGAGGTATCTTCAATAGTTGAAGATCCAGTTAAAGAAAAACCGGAAGCACCCGATGCGTTTCCAGGAGAGAGTGTATAATGAGTCTAACAATACAACAAGTTAAAGGCTTTGTAAAAACTGGGAAATCAGTTAGTGCCGGCGAAAACTCTATTGTTAAAGTTTATCAAAACGCAGAGGCACAAGAACTAGGACCAAGACAGGTGCTTGGATGGTTCAGTAAAGCGTCAGTTGATATACACGGACACGTAGTAGTTCCATCTGGTATTGATGTAAGTGATTTCGTTAAAAAGCCTACTATATTTTGGGATCACGACACTTCTATTCCTATTGGTGAGGCATCCAATCTGGAACTTACACCTGAAGGACTTAAAGGCGTAATCACATTCTTGGATGCTGATACTCCTATTGTTGGTGAATATGCTGAACTAGCGTGGACGTTAATGAAGAAGAACCTAGTAGGGTTCTCTATAGGGTTCTCTTTTACGAAAAACTCTACTGAATATGATGAAAACAAAGATGTGCTTTATCTAAATCAAGCAATAATCAAAGAGATTAGCGTTACGCCGGACCCGGCGAACGCCGATACCATTCAGATCGCGATCGGAAAACACCGTGCTTTGAGTGAGAATATAAATACAATACTAAATACTAAAGAACCTAACTGGATTGCGGAATGGAAGTATAAGCTTTCAGCCTTTGATCTATATTAAAACCTTTCGAAAGGATACTTTAACAAATGACTCGTAAAGTCTTATTAAAAGAAAAGGAGGATTTGCTTACTGCTAGAAAGTCCGCAAAGGCCGAAGCCGAAGCATTCCGACAAAGCATTTTTATGCGTAAGAATGAAGACGGTGACACTGAATATGTAGAACCATCCGAAGAAGACGCAGGTAAGTATGATGCGCTTATCGCCAAGTTAAAAGGTATCGCTGCTGCTATTGAAGCTATTGGTAAGCAAGAAGATGCCGATGATTCTGATGAAACAGAATCAGAAGAAAATAGTGCCGATTCTGATGAAGTCCCAGTAGACGATGACGAAGACGGTAAAGAACAAGAAACCACTAAAATCGCAGAAAAACATGCTTCAATCAGAGGAGGCTCTAAGCAAGTAATGAGTAAGAATTTCAACATCAACAGTAAATTCACTAACTACAGAGATTTATCTGTCGGTGGTGAACAAACTACACGTTTAGCTTTCGCTGAATATGTAGCTAAAAAGAACGGTGGCAGCTACAGAACTGCTGCTGAATATATGGTTAAAAACTTCGGAGATGAAGGCACTGCCCAAGCTATCACTAGCCAGCGTGCTTACCAAGTTAAAACAGCAGTAGGACCCACCACTTCAACAAGTGGCACTACTCCTCTTGGTTTTGCTCAAACTCCGATTGAACTTTTAAGAGAACGCAATGAGTTCTTAAGTCGCTTAACTCGTGTCCCAATGCCTTATGGTAACTTAGTTTGGTTACGTCAACGCTTAGGAACTACAACTTCCTATGTTGGTGAAAATCAGAACTTACCTGTTACACAAAACGGTTGGGATTTAGTTCCTTCCACATGGAAGAAGTTTGGTGGTAAGACTTACGCTACTATCGAACAGATTGAGTTCTCACCTTGGGAAATCTCTG